GATGGAGCGCTTCCCGGACATGTGGCGGGAACGGAACCCGTCGCGAACCATCGTCCAGACGCAGGCAGCACCGCTTCCGATCGCTCCGGAGCCGGACGCCAGCCTGTTCGCGCTGGTCCGCTAATCCCTAACCCCGTGTTCGTCTGCATATCCGCCAGTTTCTCGCCGGCGGATATTGGGACTTGAAAGGACGCTCCAATGAGCAAGAAAACCGAGCAGTTCAATGTGACCGTCAAGGTCGGCAAGAAATCCTACAGGCCGGGCGAGCCGGTTCCGGTCGGTACCGGCGGGATCACGGCCGAGGAAGCGGAAAACTTCCGCAAGAATTTTGGCGCCTTTACCGCCGGTCCCGACGCGACGTCCGCGGCACCCGTGCCTTCGGTCGATCTCGACAAGCTTCGCGAGGCGATCGAGAAGCTCTCGGCCGACAACGACAAGCTTTCGGCCGACAATGACCGGCTGACGGCGGAGCGCGACAGCGCGATCGGCGATCGCAACACGCTGCTGAAGCAGAACGAGCAGCTTGAGACCGACAATGCGACGCTGGCTGGCGAAGTCACCAAGCTTCAGGCCCAGATCGAAAAGCTGACGGCTCCGAAATGACGCCGCGGCCCGCCATGTTCGAAAGGATGGGGCCGAAGTTCGCCAAGGCCTTCGGCAATGCCGACGCCGTGTTCACCGTCGACGGTGTCGCAAGGCCCGCCGTGCGGGTCATCCTGCGCGTGTGGCGGGAAATCGACCTGGCAGAGGAGCAGGAGCAGGCCGTCGAAGGCACCACCCATCTGCTCGCCGTGTCAGCCTCCACCGTGCCAGGTCTCGCCAGCCAGCGTGACAGCGTCGCGATCGGCGGCGTCACCTACCAGGTCATCAACATCGACGATGATGCGCGGGCCATGCTCCGCATCTCGCTTGCCGGAGACATCTGACCATGAAGACACAGGAACAGGAGCACGCTCCGGCCGTCGCGGTCGATCCGATGGAGGACCTCTGCCAGGCGCTGTTCTCGAAGGAAGAGGGCGCCAAGAAGAAGGCCGCGCGCCAGACCGCCGGCGCCATGACGCAGCGGCCATGGCCGCAACTGCCGTCGCGGCTCCGCTCGGCGATCCGCTCCGACATCGGTCGCCAGCTTGATAGCGGCAAGGCGCGCGCACAGATTCTCGAGGCGGGTTATTCCGCAGCTGTCGTAAACCAGGCGCTGCGCGACCTCGGCCGCTCGGTCGCCTGACATGGCGCATCTCCGCAGCCAGATCTTCGCGGCCGTCATCGCGCGCCTCTCGGCCATTCCGGAGTTCTCCGGTGCTGACAAGGTGAAGCGTGGCCGCAAGGGCGCGATCCCGCAGGAAAAGCTGCCGGCCCTCACAGTCACCTGGGCCGATAGATCGGAGATCTTGATGCTCCGGCCCTCGTCGGGGCCAGCCGGAGAAGACGGTTACGATCGATCCCTGCCGCTCTCGATCGTCGTGCATCTGCGGGACGACGAGCCGGAAGAGGAATTCGACCGGCTTTGCGTGCTGATCGAGGCAGCGATGGCGTCGGACATCACCTTCGGCGGACTTGCCGTCGAAGCACTGCTCCAGACAGAACAGTACTTCGTCAACCCGCAGACCGGCACCTCGCTTCTTGCCGGTTCGCTCAATTATCAGATCGCCTACAAGACGCTCGCCGCCAATCCGGAACAGGCTGCGCTCTAAACGCTCTGCATGCCGTTATCCCAAAACCGCTGCACACTTTTGGGCGGCATGCAGTAGCGCAACCACTCCCACCAGCACAAAGAGGACTTTGCCATGGCTCTCGGCCGTCAGCTTACGCTTGCCCGCTCGACCGGTGCAGGCGCCTTCACCCTGGCCTGCATCACCGAACAGCGATCCCTCGAGATCAACAACGAGGAAATCGACATCACCAAGCCGAGC